AAAAACGAAGCTAAAGCAATCTTGTTTTTAGGACAATACTCTCAAAACAAAGACTTACTAGATGAAGTAGTTAAGACGCTAGATTTTTTAGAAGAATTTAACAAAAAAAAGGAGGAAGCATGAAAACCAAATGTAAAGATGCAGGTTTTTTAACAGAAGCAAGTTTAAATAAAATTAAAAAAGAAGTAGGTAAGCGTAAATTAATTATTTATGGTTCAACTGGTGTTGGCAAAACTACTTTTGCAAGTAAGAACCATAAAACAGTATTTATAACAACTGAGGAGAAAGCATGAGTAATATAGTAAAAGTAGATTGGTGGAATGAAGAGTTAGATATTTACTATCGAAAAATGGGCTATCCTAAATGTGTTTGGAAAGATAACGAAGGTTTACCTTATGGCATTTACTATTATTTTGATATAGAAAGCGACCCTTTAAATTGTGAGTGTTATTGGTATAAGACAGTTGAAGAAAGAGACAAAATATTTTTAAAAAATATAGAGAACGAAGCTAAATATTTAAAGGAGGAAGTATGAAAAATGAAGAACTAGCATTTGATTTAACTATTAATAGTTTAAAAAGTTATGCGAAAAAATGTACCAAAGATAAAGATAAAAAAATGATGAACCCTCTTGAGGGAACTTATCTTATGTCTAATTCGTTGGCTACTGCTCTATTGTATAAAGCAGAAGACCATGAAGAATATTGCAAAGAAATAATAATTGAAGCAATAGAAGACGCTTACAAAGAAATTAAAGAAGCAAAAGGAATAAATTAACAATGGTTAAATCAAAAGATGAGATACAAACAAAGTATTTACAAAAGGTGTTAAAAGAAGGATTAAAAAGTGTTCGTGTTATTGTGCCTAGTAATAGGGTTGAAGAAGTGAAAAGCTATGCAAAAGAACTTAGAGAAGCCCATAGGGTAATAGGAAAGGACAATGAATAGTCAGGAACTACAATTATTTATAGAGGATTTATTACCTCATATACAAGAGCAGAACGTAGAAGAATACTTTGACAATCTAAAACGTAAAATTGGTTTTCAATTGATAGGTAGTGAAAGAGTAGAGATAACGCCAGAAGAAAAGAATATTGCTGAAGCATTAATGAGATATGTGAGAAGCAATTTAACTACTAGATTTCAAAGTTTAAGTATGACGGAAGACAATACCTCCCCCCCAGTCTTTCGTCATACGCTTAAATAAGTAAGCACTTACTTTTCAGTTTACAAACGGAGGGTGTTTACAAGCAGGGAGTGTTTGTTATTCAGACAATGCCCTTGCTAAAGCATGAGAAAAACCAACTAAAAGAATATGTTTTTTGACCCTGCGTTGTTTCGGTAGAGACTTCATTGCTCTTGCCTCCTCCCCTTCGAGAGCTATAACAATTACATTACATTCAGCAAGTCTTTCTATGCCCTTCTTGATAGTCTTTCTGTTCATTCCTAAAGCCAAGCTCATATACTCATAAGAGTCCCATACCGAGTAAGAACTAGCTTTTAACCTTTCGCATAGAAGCCAAAGAATTACCTTCTCTCTAGCCCCTAAATCCTTCCTGCCGAGTTTTATTTTATACCAACGCCAAGCTACTGATTTTAACTTAGCATAGTTTCTATATTTCTGAGTGATAGCATAGTTTACAAACGGAGAGTTTATGTCGGTATGTTCGGTTGTTATCCACCAATACTTTTCAAGTTCCTTCTTCATACCTTTCTGAGTTATCTACGCCTTCCATAATACTTAAATATACAGCTTCTACTTCTTCATCTAAGGAATAAATCCTTAGTCTTTTATCTTCCTCTGACCTGTCTTTCGTGAAGAAACCTCTATCTACACCTTCCCTCAAACTTGACAGCACAGATGAACGACTACCTATATATTTAGGTATGACTTCACATAACTCTTCAAATGTAATTAAATCTTTCCCTGCCTGTCGAGAAGCTATTTCGATACACAACAAAATATTCAACCTTGTTCTTAAAAAATACTCTTGGAACTTGTCCTCCCTTTCGGTTAAGAGTCTTTTTATTCTTCGTTCTAGCCAATTCATAACAGAGACTATTATTGTTAATGAACTAATCTTTTTAAGATTTAATTCAACACTAAAAATGTGAACATAATTACTATACTTAATAGTGGAACGCCTAAAGCGTTCCCTATATAAGTTTAATAAGTCTATGAGGGTATGCGTATGGTCAGAAACAACACGTGCTATGGGTATATGGGTGGTCAGAAACATTATTCCCATTCTATTGAATTAAGAGTGCCTTTACCCTTTTCGTCTTCTAATAATTCTAATTTAAAACCTCGTCTTACTAAAGTTTTTATGTTGGTATCAGCTTCGCTATTACTTTTGACTAAAGCAGATTTAACGACTGCCATGCGATTATATTCAATGCCTTCTTCAAAACAAATCTTTTCCGTATTCTCTTCCGAGTCTAAATACATAACTGTTACAGCTCTATGAGAGTCCGTTAGAGCTGTACTACCTCTTATTGAAGACCGAGCATTTAATACTGAGTTAGTATTACCCTCAGAAATAGCTGATTTATTAAGATGGTGTATAGACAATACGCTAATACCAAATTGATTGCTCAAAGACGCACAAAACTGAGCATACATTTGAGCTGTTTGACTGGTGTTTAAATCTCCTGAAACGAAAGATTGAATAGGGTCAATAACCAACAGTTTTAAATCTGGTATCTCCGACAAACTCTGTCGCAACTCTTCAGCATCTTCAGTTATATGCAAACCATTTTTAGAGTCTTCTTTAACAAAGATTAATGGCTTACCTAAGTTAGCAATAGACATAACGTAAGTGTCGTATTCACACTTTAAATAATCTCTATTTGGTTGTATCAAACTTAATCTTCTGGCTATTTCATCACTATCATCTTCAGCAGAGAGAATACAGCAATTGCCTTGTTGCATTATTTTATTACCAAGATATTTGCCATTGCCTTTATTTACATCTAAACACAGTTGCAGAGTCAAACCTGATTTACCAATACCACCTACTGAAGCTAACAAAGATATTTTAGAAAGCTCCATAGTTTTTTCTACCAACCATTCTCTAGGAGGAGGGTCTTCCCTAAAATTTTTAATTGAGTATTGTTGTAATTTAAAACCTTGATTAAGTATTTCGCTTTTTACTGCACTTGGTCCAAGCTCTTGAAACATATCATTATAGTCTCCAAGTTTAGATGGTATTCTTGACCTTGCATTGCTAAGACTTGCACATATCTCTTTGCTTCTTTGTTCTCCAATGCCTGACTCGTCATGGTCAAAACAAATCAAAAATTCAGCATTGCAAAATTTTCTTATATTTTCTAATGCTGACTGTCCAAAATTTGCAGAAAAGACACATATTGTCGGAAGCCCTGTACTCTCAAACACACTTAAACAAGTAGCCAACCCTTCCGTTACAGCAATAGTTTTTATGTTGCTCCAATCGTCCCAACCCAAACCTACTGTATAAATTCCTGACTTAACCTCAGAAGCAGAGACAAATCGTTTATTCTTTGTGGTTATATATTGAAGACTTCTCAATTCCTTGATTGTATTTCTGGTAGAATACACAGGAACAAGTAAAGATTTATTTATTTGTTTCAACCCATATACATTTTTTAACCCTTTTTTTGTGAGATACTCATGTTCAGCACATTCTCTAGCATTATTAAACCTGTTTTGCACTTCTCTGGCGGTCTCGTCATGCCTTTTCTTCCTTTCTTCCTTGCTTTTTTGGAGGTTAAGCTCAATCTTTTTATTTAGTTCAGCTTGGTCTTGAACTGATAATGTTTCTAAGGAATTTGAATAAAATTTCCATTGCTGATTAGTACGCCAATTACCATAAACACATATAAAATGTCCGTCTGTTTCGTGATAGCTATACCAACCGCTAGTTTCTCCTGCTTTATCTGGGCGTGAAACTCCTGAAGTTGCATCAACGCCACATCTAATAACTTCTCCGCTTGTATCAATATTATTAACTCGCAATCCGTCTGACTGCATTTGCTCAATCAAATCATAAATATCTTTATTTGATTGTTTATATTTTACTGTTTGTGATTGTGAATGACCTGCATAAATATCTTTGAAGTCAATCATTACCTACCCCATTACTTGCTTTTGCCTGTTCGCAATCAAGATAATGGAGAACTAATGACTCAAAAAATTTCTTTCTATCTTCTGAATTCCATTTATGTATTTCGTAAGTTTTATGTTTCTCTGCAAACTTTAAATAATTTTCTTTAGTAAGTTTTATTGCATAATCTACGCTTTCATAATTTAAATGTGCTGTTCTTTCTAAGCGTTCTCCTCGCTTTATTCTTTCTCTTATCTTTTCTATATGTTCCATGTTTTTACACACCGCATAATATTTATTATCTATTTCTAATAATACCGCCCCCGCAGGAGACAAACAATGTCCACAAAGGGACGGCTTATTTCTTTTTGTGTCTAGCAAAAAATTAGAAAGGAACTTCAGTATCAGGAACAAACTTTGCTGTTTCTTCTTTAACTGGAGCTTCTATTTTTTGCTCTACAGGTTTAGCTTCAGCAGTTGGAATTTGTACTGTTGGTTGTGAACCAACTGAGTCCCAATTTTTACCTGCATAACCTTCATCTATTTCTAAAACAGAACCTTCTGTTCCGTCTGCCTTGATATACTTTCTGTTTTTCATCAAACAAGTAGCACTCTTTCCAATTAATGAGTCTGAGTTGCCACTCATTGCATCTTGTAGTGAAAGACCCATAGCCATTTGCATAGCTAGTGTGCAATCTTTACCTGCAATAGCAGTAGTATGATTTTTAGGGTCAGACACACCTTCTTTATCATAAGAAATAATGTGTTGTGCTGTTTGCGTAGCCATACGCATTGAGCTATCTATTTCCTGAACCTCAAAAGTAAATTCAAGTCTGTCAGAAATTTTACCTGCATTAGCTCCGCTTTGTGTAACCATGTCAGATAACAACTCACACCCTGCAAAAGCAAATGTATATCTACCTTCAGGATATTCTATGTAATTAGAACTTCCTTCAGAACCTTCAGAAGAGTCATGCCCTTCATATATATTTTTAAAATCAACCATTTTTTACCTCGCTTTTTTGGTAGTATTTTTTATTACAATCAAAGCATAAAAAAACTCCTGAAAATTTGTAATCAGCAGGTTTCTCACACTCCTCACATTTAAGTTCTTCTTCAAAATCTGGGTCATAATATTCATTGTAATTATTTTCCAATGTTCAACCCTTCCTTCATAGCTTCGCTTAAAATTTCCCAACCTTTATCCTTTTCTAGCTTGATTTCATCAGGGAGGTTGTATCTATTCTTTCCTACATGAGCTGAAGTTTCTGTAGTAAATATGTATCTGTCTTTAGATTGCGTTGTTTTTGTAACCATATTTCCTTTATCAGCTTGTTTTTTTACTTGTCCGTATTTGTAATTCATAAAAAATATTGCGTCTGCAAACTCTGAGAATTTTGCAGAAATGCTTTTATGTAATTTGAGTTGGTATTTATCGTGTGGGTCTATGTCAGGAATTTCAATTCTTTTTAATTCAACATGACAAATCATACAAACACGCATTTTTTTCTCATTTCTTAAAGTATAAATAATATCTAAAAGTTCCTCTAACAAATCAGCAGCGTAAGTATATCCTTGTCCATAAGGTATTTCAGCTACACTTTGTTTGTTATAAATTTGACATACTTTTTGTAGAACTAATTTTTGCAACCAATCAAGACTATCAATAATTAAACTTTGTCTGTCGTGTTCATCATCTCGTAAAGTTTTTAAGTTATCAATTACTTCATCATAAGAATTACAAACAGGAAAAGACCAAATATTTTCATCATTTTTTATACCTGCAAGACCATCTTCCGTTTGTATATAAACAGGGTTAGGCATTGTTGACGCAGTTGACGTTTTTCCAATTCCCGCAACTCCATACAATATAAAAATTATTGGTTTAAGAACTGCTCCTTTTACTATATTTTTTAATGACATTATTTCTCCTTCGTTATTATAGTTGGTTTAAGTATTGCTTTTGGTTCAAGTGCAATCTTTATCATTTCTAAAGACAAATTTTGCATTATCATCAAAGCATTTTTGTATTGAATTATCTGTTGAGCTATTCGTTCCTCAGATATTTCTTTTTTATCTTCCGATAATTGTTGTAAACAATTTATGCTAGACATAACATTTGAAGCCAAAACTTTTGTATCGACCTTCATTTCTATATCAACATAACCATCTACTAAATCTTCCTCGTAGATTGTGACTCTGTTGCCACCCTCCACATCATAAGAAAACAACTCGTTTTTATTTGGAGTTGATTGCTTTTTTGGTTCTTTTTTGTTTTTCTTTTTCATATTCCTCGCTTGATAAATATTCTTTATGTGTTTTGCAGTTAGGTTTTCTGGGGCAAAAATGACAATGTTTTCCTGCCACAACTTCTGGTTCATCTACATAACACGCCTCTATTTTTGGCTTCAACCAATCAAAGCCCCACATAGCCAAATATTCAGAAAACATAGTTGCAGAACGTATTGGTCCGTCCTTGTGCCAACTTCTCGGTTGCACAATAACTGTTTCTATTTTCTTCTTATTTGAATATCTTGATAAAGCCATAAGCCCATAAGCTCTTAACTGTAAATTCCCGTTGCCATCTTCTCCGTCTATTTCAACTGGATACTTACCTGCTTTGTAATCAATAATTATAATTTTATCTTTTTGTAAAATTAAAATATCTGTTGTTCCCCATAAGTCAGGGTGTATTTCTGTTCCTTCTAATTTTTCTTCAATTAAAAGTTTACTTCCTTCTTCTTCAGTTAATCTCTGATTAACGTAATCACAAAACATATCAGAAGCATCTATTAATGTTTGGTCAACTTTTACTGTATGTCCTTCAAACTCTACTTCTCTGTCTAACCAATACTCTTGAAAATCTATGCCTTCAAATCTTCCTTGTAATCTCATTTCATTCATTTCGTGATTAACGCTTCCTTCCCAAGCAGCATAGCTCCCCTCTGAAACATATCCTTCTGGCACAGTTGCACTTTTCGGACACTTAGTAGTTCTACTAAGAGCTGAAGGACTAATAGGGGCATGAGCCAAAACAGGCATTTATCCACCCAGTTTAATTTTTTTTGATTGCAAATAATTTTCAACGTCTGATAGTTCATATCTCACAGACCTTCCCATTTTATGAAAGTCAGGTCCTTCTCCTAAATATCTCCACCTATCTAAAGTTTTAACGCTTATGTTAAGTCTTGTTGCACACTCGTCTCTGGTTAAAGATTGTTCCATTTCTTTAGTCATTTGTGGTAATTGTTCCTCTTTTGTTCTATGATAACCTTAGTAGGTTTTAAAAAGCAACCCTATGAAACAAAATAAATTTAATTAACCACAAATTTTAATTCTAAAAGTTGTTCTTAAAATTAAAATTCTAATGTGCAGTTATAGAGATAAACTTAAGATGGAAGGCTTAAGTTCTTCGCTAGAAGATAATCCTTGCATCTCTGTATGTTCCACAACTTATGGAACGGGGGACGTTTGCATTTGCGGAAGGACCACAGAAGAGATAGCAAAATGGAATTCTTTAGATACAGTTGATAAAAAATTAATAGTTATGAAATGTTTAAAAGACAAAAAATCTTTTCCAAGACAAAAGTTAACATTTCTTGCTAATGAAAATGATTTAAATTTTACTGAAGCTAAAAATGTTTTTGTAAAAGGCACAACAAAATGAAATATACAGACGAAGAATTAAAATTAAATATTAAAAACCTCTATGAGCATAGGTGGGTTTGGTATCATCTTATTCTTTGTATTCAGGTCATAATGACAAATATAATTCTATTATTAATTTTGTTTAAAATGTAATGGGTAAAGGTTCAGACCCACGCCCTTTTAGTGTGGATAAAAAAACATTTGAAGATAATTTTGATAGAATTTTTAGAAAGAAAAATGAGGAAAAAACCAAAAAGTCTAACAAAACAAATAGCAGGTAATCATTATAAAGATTTAGCTATTGAGCCAATACAATATATATTAGCTAATAATCTGTCATATTGTTGCGGTAATGCTCTTAAATACATAACCAGAAACAAAGAATCAAGAGTAGATGATTTAAAAAAAGCTATACATTATTTAGAAATGGAGCTTGAGTTAGTCCATAATCAAAAAAAATAAACTGTACTTTTTATAGGATTCCGAATATAAAAATTTTCGTGAGTCCGTAGCTCAGTTGGTAGAGCATACCCCTTTTAAGGGTAGGGTCCTCGGTTCGAACCCGAGCGGACTCACCACTTCTAAATATAAACGCCCCAAAAACGTCCCAAAAAAAACAAACAAAATTGTGCAGGTTAATTTTTGGCTTGATTACTTGTGTTTTAAATGGAAAAAAATTAGAGGACAACTCCCTTAAAAGAACTTAATTTTTTAAAGTATGACTGTCAATATTTTTTTAACTTCTTGATTCTAAATATTTATTGTGCTATTTTATTCTAATGAATAGACAAGAGAAGCAATGAGTTCTAACAATAAACGTCCCAAAAGCGTCCCAAAAATTACTACTATAAAAGAACACATGGATTTAATGGACCAAATAAAAAATCCAAAAACAAAAGTTAAAAGGAAAAAAAAATGACTGACAAAATAGTAGCTGATAAATTATTTAGCAATTTAAAAATCAGAACTGTTGATAATAAAAAATCCTATCAGTTGATTTGGCATAAGGCAGGTGTCAAGAAGAAAAAAACAATGCCTATCAGATATGAAAACGAAAGTATAGTTTCTATAAGAAAGAGAGCTATTAAAATATTTAATGAATTACAAGACATAGAAGAAGGCATAAAGCTACCTGTTAAACCCAAAATAAAAATTACTTATAAAGAATTATTTAAAGACTATATAAATGATTGTGAAGTTAGAGATGTTGCTATTGAAACTATTAATCAATATCAATCTTTGTATAGCAAATACGTTGACAAAGAACTTGGCAACACCATTGTTAAAGATGTAACAAGAGCAAAAGTAAAAGAAATTTTTAGAACAATTACAAAAGATACAAAGTACCAAGCGAATAAATATTTAAAATTCATGGTGGCTTCTTTAAATTTTGCTATTGATGAAGAAAAATATGACATTGAACATAATGTCGCTACAAATATTAAAGGGAATCCAGAAAGAAAACATACTACAAGTTACACCGAAGAAGAAAAATTTATTTTGTTTGACAGACTTAATCAATTAGAAAACTTTAGACCTGCAAGAATTAGGTCTATAGGTTTTATTTGGTTATTAATTTTAACAGGAGCAAGAAAAGGAGAAATTGCTAATGCAAAAAGAAGTCAAATAAAAGGTAACACTATTGTTATTCCTTTTAATGAATATAAAACAGGATTAAAAACAGGCAAGGATAGAGTTATTTATTTATCAGAACACGCTATGCAAATTATAGATAAATTAAAAGAAGTTTTACCTGACCAAGAAACTATTACAGGAATTAAGTCTCCTCAAAAGACTTGGGATATGATGAGAAAGCAATGTAATATTCCACATATAAGACTGCATGATTTAAGACATTCTTTTGCTACTTATTGTTTATCAGCAGGTTTAGGGCATAGACAAGTAGGCACATTATTAGGGCATCAAAGTCTTGCATCTATGCAGAGATACGGAGAAGTTATCGCAGATGTTTCTAAAAAAAATGTGCAATTAGCAAATGATTTAATTTTGCCTGAGAGCTTGAATAGTTGATTTTAAACTTTGCAAAGAATTAATATTTTTCATTTCTTCGTCAGGTACAGTAAGTTTTTTCTTTTTAGAAAAAGGTACAAATTTAATATTGTTATAAGGTAAACATACCAAAGCATACATATCTATTTCGTTTAAACCCTCTGCTCCATAGTTTCGGTCTTTAGTATGCTTTCCTCTTCGTAAATCAAAATTCCAACCTACTCTTTTAAACTTACCTTCTTTCTTGTATAGGCGTTGTTTTGTTTTAGTTTTAACTTGTACTCTATAAACAATATTGTTGTATTCAAAAACAATATCTGCATGGCTTCCATGAGGAATTATACTAACTAAATCACTACCAAATAAGCACAAAGAAGCTGCTGTAAGATGCTCTCCACATCTACCGATTGCCTCTGTTGTTCTGGACATTACCTGAATTGATTTATTTGTTTATCTTTAAATTTATTTAATAAATCTTTATCTCTTGATAAAAGAATTTGTTTAGCTGCGTCTTGAAAAGTTCTCATAGTGTCTTGTAAAATTTTATTTTTAATAGCTTTTGAACCATTCAAATAACCAGAACTTTTTATAATTCTTTCTAATGCTCGTTTTGAACCTAGTTCTTGTTGAATTAATAATAGTCTTTCATATTGATTAGGATTTAATTCAATTCCGTTTACTTCTCTTCTAGGCATAGAAGGATAAAATCCAACATTCATAAACTCATTATAAACAGGGTCATTATTTAGAGCTGAACTTCTTATAGGCGATAATGGACCTGCTCCAAACAAACCGCTATCTGGGGTTCTTAGCGTACCAAATATATCTCGTCTTGCTGCAAACTGTTCTGATTGTCCAATTCTTGCTAAAAAGTTATCTGTAACATTTCTAACGTCTCTTAAAACAGGGTCGTCTAATTGTGATACATGAGCAAATACTGTTGGCACAAATGAACCTGTAAATCTTTGCACAAACCTATCTCCATATCTTGACGGGTCAGCAATAGTTTGAATAGCACTAGAAATACCAGATAAAAATGTTTTGTTTGTTAGGTTGTTAGTAACTGTGCCTGTTAACATCATAAGCAGTTTATCCATTTCTAATTTATCTGCTTCATTAGAGCTGTCAGAGTTATAAACATAGTTTCCTACTTCTTGTAAGTCAGCAGCAATACCAAATAAAATTCCTACAGGCTCAAATCTATTGTATGAATAATATTCATTACCAATTTTTATTGAATAAGGTCGCCAACCTGTAGCCATCATAGTACGTCTTTCGTTTAAATCTTTAGGTCCTTGTCCTGTAATTAAGCCACCTCCTGCTAAGAAACCTACAGTTAACATTGTTGAAGAACCAAATAACAATCTGCCTAAAACTTCATCTCTTTCTGCCCCGCCTTTCGCTAATTTTTCTTTAAATTCTTTTGCCATAAAACCAAAAGGAGTTCTTTCTCCTGCATACTTAACAATGTTTACAGGCGTTCTAACGAAAGGAAGAAGAAATCGCATAGCAGGGTATCTATTAATAAATGATTGTACTCCCTTCCCGTCTTTGCCAAGCTCTCTTGTAAATGTTTGATAACGCCCAACATCTGCTGCTTTGTAATCCATTGTCTTACCAAGCGGAGAATCTACTTTATTTGCATAATGACCTTTTACAAGTTCGTTGGTTCTTTTCCAAGCAGCGTTACCTTTCAAGCCTTCTTTGTTTGCTTTACGCATAGCTTGTCCGTATATTTCTTGTCTATACGCTGCTGCTTTTAAACCTGTATCAACCCCAACTAAAACTCTGCTAGGAGTTCTTATAGTGTCTCCTACTAAATCAAACTCTCCAACTTTTAATTTACTTTTAATTGATTTTTGTTTGTTTAATTCTATTTTTGTTAAATCATCTACAAAAGCATCTGGGTTTTTAATTGATTTTAAAGCAATTCCCATACCCTCAATAGCTCCTGCAATCGTACCAAACAATCTTGCGTTAGCTTCATTAAAGGTTAAAGCCTCTGGGTTTCTAGTTAATTTACCAATTGCTGCTCCTGTATAAAATTCTAAAGGACGCATACCTGCTGTTAAAACACCACTTAAAAGGTTAACAAGTTGTGTTGAAGGACTTGATAATAAACCATTAATCCATACTTCAGTTAACATGTCTTTAATGGTTGGTCTATGTGCTTCTTTTAAATAATCAACCATAGCTTTAGTATCGTCAAACTCTGATAGTCTTGCTGCTAAAACATCTGGGTCTAGGTTAGTATTTTTTAAATCTTCTAATACTTTGCGTCTAATTTTTTCTGCTATTTTTTGATTAGGGGCTTTAGCTGATTCCTGTAAAGCTCTTTGAGTTCTTCCTGATTCCGCAATTACTCCTGATTCTTTTGCAGATAGTCTATTTACTATTTCTTGAAATTCTGAAAATTTTAATTTGTCTGTTTCATTTACACTTCCTGATAGTCTTCTAGCATTGTAATCTTTTGCCACATCAAATAATTCTAATTCTGCGTCTCTAACAATTTGTCTTACCGCAGTTATATCTTCAGCGTTTAATGATGTTCCTTGTTGAATATTTAAAACATCATCAACTGTCCAACCCCTGCCTTTTGCAGCAGCATGAAGTATTGTGCCATCACTACCAAAAGCAACTCTACCTCTTCTGGCGTTCCAAAATCTTTCATTTTCATCTGCTTGTTGTTGCACAAAAGATTTTTGACTTTTGTTAAAGTCTTTTTTGTCTAAATTAACATTACCTGCAAAACCTTCTCTGTTAGGAGGAGCTGTACCTTCTGCTACCTCTTCGTCTCTAAATTTTCTTGCAGAATCAATGTTTGTGTCTTGTATAATTGTTCCCCCGTCCTGTTGAGAACCTGTAGCAGTACCTTCTTCATCTGGCACTTTTCTATATTTATTTTTTATGCCTCTTAATCCTGCAAAAATACTATCAAAAGCAACACCAATACCAAATCCTTCTACCGCCATTTTTAAACGTCCTTTTGCAACAGAATCATTATCATCTGCTTCAAGCCAATCAGTAAATTGGTTAGGAGCTATGTCTTGTATAAGGTTTGATAATCTTTCTTCGTCTGGACTAAAAGCAACTTGTTCTGCTGCAACTCCAATTGTTCCTGCTTTAGCAGATTTACCGACAAATGTTGTCGGAGCTTTAAGTTTGTTTAGTTTGCTAATTGAATTTATTAATTTAACACCGCCTGTGTAGGGAACAGCAAAACCTATAATGTCTCTAGCAATAGAGCCAACCATATTAGTAGGTTCGGCAACTTCAGGTAAGTCTGGTAAATCAACATTTCCAAAAGTTACATCTCTTAATAAATCTGATGCTCCTTGCAGGGTATCTCTTCCTGCCCCAACAACAGTTCTATAAGTGTTATCAAGAAAGCCTACGTCTTCGTCTGTAGGTGTATTTTGTTGAGAGGAGTTTTTAGTTTTAAATTTCTCAAAATAGTCTTCTTTAAAATCAGAGTTAGAATCTAAATTAGGCTCGGTTTTAAATTGTTCAAAATATTTTTCGTCATTATCAAAATTAATTTTATTAGTATCATTAGTTTTTGATTTAAACTTATTGAAATATTCTTCATTTAGTTCTGACATTTTTTAATCATTATTATAAATCAATACCTGCTGCTACTTGTTCTGACACACTTAATCCACCTGTAAGTGATAACAACTGTTTATCTGCTTTACTTAAATTTAATTTTTGTAAATTTTCGTCAGAAAATATATCGTAACCTGTTTGTTGCTTAATAACATCAAAGGCTTCTTGAGGTTTTATTCCTTGTTTAGTAATTAAATCACTATAAAGGTCTTGAATTTTATAACCGCCATAATCTAAAGGTAAGTCATTAGCTTTTAGATTATTAATAATTGGTTGTGCTGCTGCTACTATTTGGTCTTGTCTTGCTTTAGTATCTATAACGCCATATTCAGAAGACAATCCTGCCATAAAATCACTATTTTTCAAAAGATTTGGACTTCTTTCTCTTAGTTCTTTAAATCTTGGGTCAGTTAAAAATAATTCTTGACCTGCTCTTATGCTGTTAGCTCTATCGTTTCTTTCTGCTTCTGCTTTTTCTCTAGCAAGTTCATTTGTAATTCTAGTTTGTATGCCCTCTTGAACATTTCTACCGCTAAATCTGTCATCTGCCATTGCTAATGCTTCAACAATGCCTTTATATTTTGCACTATCTCTTTTTTTTAAAGAAGCTGCTCTTTCTTCAGGAGTCATTGCTGCAAGTTCTTCAGGAGGCAAATAATCTCTTCCTCCTATTTGTGCAAAGAAATTTCCAATTTTAGTTCTGTCGTCTTTATAAGGGTCATCTTTCTTTTTGTTTTTATCTTTGTTTAAGTCTAAACCCATTCTAAGTTGGTCATAACCAGAATTAGGATTATTGATATTTTGACCTGTAATTTGACCGCCATTAAGAATAGAATCCATTGCATTATAATTTAAACCACCTGATTTAAATTTTTCATAATTAGCTATATATTCATTTGCTGTTTTACCTTGCAAGTCTATTGGCATATCTGGTTGCATAAAACTTACTTGATTAGAAATAGCAGAATCTTTGGCTATTGATTCAGCAGCTATTTCTTCTTGCGTTTTTGGTATATATTTAGGACCGCTTCTACCTGCTCTCCCTACAGTATTAAAATCAGGATTTAATTTGTAATTAGGGTCGTTAGACTTGTCTAAACCAAGAACCTCAAATAAAGATTTAGGATTATTATTATTTCTTCGGTTTCTTCTATTAGCCATATTAACCTCCTATTTTCCCCCTAGCCCAACCACCAAATAAATCTGCCCCAAAACCTATAGCGTCCCCTAGACCTAGTTTTTGTTTAGATGTTCTTGTGCCTTCAGTATTAATTAAAACAGGTACTCCCGATATTGCACTTGTTGAAGCTGCAAGGTTTGTATATGGTTGATTTTGTTTTCTCATAAATTCAGAATAATCATCATCTAATTGTTGTTGAGCCATACCTCTTTGCAAAGCTCCTGACCTTGCTAAATCGTCTGAAGCCATATATTGAGTATTTAATAAATCTGTATATGCCCCATAATCAAAGTTTCTTTTAGATTCATCTAAATCAGCTTGTTTCCCCATAAATAAATTTCTTGAATCTAAATTATCTCTTGCAATGTCAAAGGCGTATTTATTACTGTCGCTTAATAAATTGTAATCCATTAAACCCATGTCTTTATCTGAAGCAGCATTAAATCTTGATTCCGCAGAAGCTAAATCCATGTCGCCTCTAGCTTGAGCCATTGCGTCTTGATAGGCACTTTGTCTTGCGTCTGTTACAAAATCAGCAGCTTGTTCATTAAAGTTTTTATTTGTTTCAGCTTCTAATATACCCGACCTAGAACCTCCATACGCATTACTGCCTATAGCTGCATCTTGGTCTGACATTAAAGACATTTGCCTATATTTATTTATGTCTCTTAATCCTTTATCAATTACTTGGTCCGTATATGGATTCATATAGTTGTTCAAATTTCTATCTAAAATACTGCCAGTATTTACATTTCTAATATCTCTAACATTGCCTCTGCCAAAATCTTGATTAACTGATAGTTCATTTGGATTACCCATATCTACTCTGTTTTGAGTTTCATCAAACATTCTTGCAACAGGATTGTAACCCGTTGTAGTGTTATAAATATTTCTTGAAGTTCGTTGTGATGCTAATTCATCTGGGGTAAATGGAGCAACTGTTTCTCCTGTATATGGGGCAAAAGGAGTTTCATTAATTGCCATACCCTCATTTAAAAGATATTCAAAACCTTTCTTTTGCCATTCAGGAAATTCTTGTTTTGCTGATTCTCTTACTACTGTTTTGCCTTTACTCATAATTTATATATCCTTTGATATTACATATTCAGACTTAAAGCCTAATTCTTTTGGAATTTTACGAAGCCACCCTAAACGACCTCCACCATGTAAGCGTTTAATTCCACACGCTTTAGCAAAAGCCACTATTGAAGGTATCATGGATTCTAACTCCTGATAATTTCCACCACAAAAAAGCAAGTTCATTGTTTTCATTTGTGGAAACTCAATACATTCAGTTACCATAGCTGACTTATTTCCTACCCATAAGAGGAAAATTCCATCTCTTATTCTACACTCAATATCATCTATTGAGTAGAGGTCCTGCCTTTTAACAGCTTTTTCTATATAGGGTTTAGCAAATATCCATTTGCTTTCCCAATCGTTAAACGACCTGTGTTGTGCCAATTGTTCCTGAGTCATCTACTGTTAATTTATATTTTGTTCCGTTTGGACTAACCAATACTATTTCTGTGCCATCAAATCCGTTTGCTTCTATTCTTTCGCCTTTGTTAAAATTTAAAGCAGTTGAAGACTCAATATCATTAATTAAATTAGAAAAATAATTTTGGTCATACGTTTCTCTTGGTTTTGTAAATGTTTTTCTAGCCATTATCTTTTGCCTCTTTCTTTAACATCTGCTCTTATTTGACCAACTTTAAATAATTGGTTGGTATCTCCTGTAACAGTCATAGAGACTTGTCTAGCCGATATTCTGCAATCCGTGTACCCATCACTACTATTAAAAGAAAAGCTCCCAAAATCGGTTTCTGGTCCATTTGGCGTAAATTTGCCTTTCATAGACAAAGTTAATGCCGAAACATTGCTGCTTTCTTCATCTGTAATTAATTGATTTATTTGAGCAACTTTATCTCCTGTGCTTATTTCCATAGGAGCTGTAGTGCAAAAAGGTTTGTTGTTTCCTAAACCCTCGCTATTAAACAAAGTTGTACTTTCATGTTCAAAAATTGTGCCATTAGAAGCACAAGCCAAAGGATAGTCATTTACTCCTGAGTCTAACCAACAAGACCTATCCAAAGTTCCAACACTCCAACTATTTTCAAGATAGTTCCAAGAAACGTATTTATTAGGAGATGTTGCAGTACCAGAACAAAAAAACCATATTATTTCGTTAAAATTAGAATTGTGTCCACCTGCGGTAGCAGTTCTGTAAGGGTAATGCAAATTGTCATAAATATAATCGTGAACATCACATGGTATTTGTTTTACTGAGCCATCAAATGTATAAAAACCATTTTCTCCAAACCAAGCTAAAAAACTACCCGTAGATACTACTGACCTTATTGATGGCGTAGCACATGAACTCCCCGCATCTTGTATGCCATAAATAAAAGGAGAACCAGAATAATACATTCTGTTTATGCCTATATCGGTAAATATAATAATATCGCCACCAAATTTTTTAGCTCCTAAAATTATACCTCCCGTTGGTATGTTTAAATCTCCTGCGGTGTTTGTAGCTGCTGCGGTCCAAGTTGAATTAGCTTCTCTTGAAGACCAAGCAACTTTTCTTGGGTCATTACCAGAACCTAAAGCTACCAAATGTCTTTCATTTGTTACTATTATTGCTTCATTATTAATAGGAGAATTTGATATTTGTATGCCTGTTGCATCTGGACTGCCCGAACCTGCATCTGGTCGCCATTGATATATTTTGCCATCTGAACCAGAGCAAAATATTAGAAATTCGCCCCAGTTATCAAAAGCAAAAGATTTGCTATTAAAATCTAAACCTGATTGTGAACGAGCATCTCCGTAATCTTCTACTCCCCAATTAAAAGCTCCGTAGCCTAAAGGAGAACTTTGTGCATCATTAACAAAACCTGTTGGAGTTATGTTGTACCAAACATCATCATAATTAACATAAACTTTTTGACGAGTACCTACCGCCAAAACATTTTTACCTGTATTTGTTTTGTAAGCATACATATTTGTAGGCGTACCATCTAAAGGAGTTTGTTTGTATCTATTCCAACCACCCATAGGTTGTAAAGTATTATTTTGAAAACGTACTAAATTGCCATCAACCCACCTACCTTGATTTGTGTAATCAGTAGAATTAGTAACTATTCCTGCTTTTGGTGTAATTGGTAATAATGCCATGTCTAATTATATCCTAGTATCTACTCTCTTATAATGAGTTAAAAGTTCATACCATTTTGGTTTTATATCTTCCCAAACAGGAAACTCTTGTATATTTAATTCTTTTCTAACTTCTTCTATTGGTGTTCTTAAATAGCTATGCCAATCAACAGTTAAAAACCATTTTGTTTTTCTGCCATTTTTATAACCTTCTTTTATTAATCTAAAAACACTAATAACTGGAGTATATTTTATTTTAAATAAAAAACTTCCTTTAATATTATTTTTACCAAAAGAATTTTTAAATGCTAAAAACAAACTAGCTAGACAGATAATAAAAAAACTCCAACGAAACTCTTTGCCTAATGTAAAAGATAAAACTGAAACTTCTGCTAAAGGGGTTGAATCTAATTTATTTACACAATGAATAATATCGTGTTCATTCAAAACTCCTTGCATATAAATAATATTTTTTTTTCCTTTTATTTGTGAAAGATTGTAATTTTTTTGAAATAAATCATCTGAGTTACTTTTCCAAAATGTTTTTAATTCTGCTCCTAATGTGCCTTTTTTGTATCTTGATTTTAAAACAGTATCTTTTAAATTTTCTTGTTTATAAAAAAGTTTTGAATATGAATTTTTATTAAATCTTTTTTTTAATTTTTTGTCACAATTTTTATCTAAATCATTAACCATAGACATTACTAAATCTAAATCTGTATTGATGTAACTTTTTGATAAAGTGTAAGCTGTTAAAAATTTATAAATTTTTATGATTTGCATATCATCACAACACGACAAACTTTGTCGCTAACATTTTTTATAAAACATTTTTTGCTAGATAATTTTTTACAGTCATATTGGTCAAAATTATATTTAAATTCTTCATTTACTACATCTGGAGAAGGAACTGTAACTTCGCATTTATTACCAACTAACAAATAATTAATATTTCCAAATTTTTTAGTTTCTATTGTTTCATTTGGTTGTAAGTCAACATTGTAAAACTTATAACCATAGTCATTTTGTAAACAACAAATAACAATCGTATCATCTTGCATTGATTCTATACTTGCTTTGCTTGTGGAAAGCTCATAATTTGCTGACCTTTCTTTCCATTCAGTTACATAACCATTCATATCTATTTCATATGAATATATGCTGTCTGTTATAGTTTTATTTCCATATACATCTTCAGGGTTGTCAGCATAAAGTTCTTCAATTTTATCTACATCTGCTTTTGATATTTCGTCTGCTTCCCATTCATAAGAAACTTTGACTTTACCTTCCATAAATAAATAATTTGTTAATGATTTGTTTATCTTGTAATCATCAAGGTATTCTATTTTGTCAAAAGCTGGTTGTTCATCAAATTCATGTCTGCTTATTAGTTGTCCATTTTTTGCTGATAAAACTGTTAATTGAAATTCATTATCCAAATTGACCATTTTTATATTTTCCATTGTAAATATCATTTAGATTTCCTCTGATGGGGTTATAGGATTTTCTGGATTTATAATATAAGGATTTGCTTGTGGAGGCAGTTTGTCTGCATCTTGAAATGGAACAACAATTTCTCCATCAGGTAATTTATGAATTTCTTTTAACTGTTTGTTTTTATCGTTCATCATATTGTTATTGTAATTGTGCCATTCATTATACTGCTATTACTATTAGCATAATTAGACAAAGTTGCTGAAGGTACAGTCATGTAACCAGCTGAAAAATTAAAAGCAGAAGAAGGAAGTGTAACTGTTCCTGCTAAAGTTTGATAAGTCAATTGACTAAACTGACTAGATGAAGTTATATCTGTATAAAATTCAATCGTGATACCTGAAACACCACTCGTTTGCACACCTTTAATATTGTAACCTCCAACATTCCACCAAGCAGTTCCACCATTAAGTGTTCCAGCGGTAACGAAAAGAGCTGTTGGAGTTGGGCTTCCTATCCAACCTGTAAAATTTGATTTAAAAAATGTTTGAGTTGTAACTGTAATAGTAGCGCTATATGTGGTACTACCAGAAGCTCCATACCATTCATTGAATGACATTTGAACTCCAGAACCTTTAGAAATTAATCCTCTAATGTCTGCATCATTTATTGATGCTTGAGTTCCAGATGTACCCCCTGCTTCAACATGAATGTCATTAAGTGAAATAGCTCCTGAAGTTTGTAAAGCCATTTTAGACTCCTCTTAATTCTTTAAGCTCGTCTTTTAATTCTTTGATTGCTTCTATTAATAACCCAACTGTATTTTGATATTTCATTGTATGAAGGTCACTTAAACCATTTGGATTTTCTTTTGTACATTCATCAGTTATATCTACAAGCTCAGGCACTACCTCTTTAACTTCTTGAGCAATAACTCCAATTTCTTTTTTACCTGTTTCAATTCTAGTGTATTCAACACCTCGTAAAGCACAAACTTTGTCTAAAGCAGAATCTATTGTTTTAATTTCTGTTTTTAATCTTTTATCAGAATAAGCTGTGACATTTCCTGTCGCTATGAAATTTCCAGAATTGTCTGTTCTTGAAGCCCAACCACCCGCTGTAGTTATAAACCCTTGAGCAGAATTGTTATCAGCATAAAGCCAACCAATTTGACCACCACCAGAATTTTCTAGTCTTATGCCACTTACAGTAGTGTCTGCTGACCTTGAGTGCCAATAAACACTTCCTGCTTTAGCATAAAAGTGTCTAGCATTAGTTTCATTAATATAAAGACCGCTATCATTTGCAAGTCTTATCCAATTATCGACAGTCAAATAACCATTTCCCTCAGTTGCAATTAATTTAGAACCTCCGCCACCAGTTGACGCATGAAAATTATCGACTGTATCAGCATTAGTTGAAATTGTCGGTTTATTAGATAAATCATTATAAGAGCCAGAAGTTGCAACAGTAGAAAGAGAAGAACTTAAAGCGGCAACATCTACCCCATCAACAGTTCCTGAAACTGCAATATCTCCTGTGACAGAAACTCCAGAAGATGATGTTTGAAATCTTGCTGTGCCATCGTGATAAAGAGAAACGACCCCATCTGTGTCAGCTCCAATCATTACCTCATTTACAGCAACATCTGTGACCCTAAAATCATCTACTGCAATAATTAGATTGCCTGTACCATTTTCTTTTATATAGCTGTTAGACCCATCATGGTAAATTTCTAAATCATCACCAGAACCGAATATTGCTTTTGCATTATCGTCAAAGTTTGCTGAAGCAAACCTGACATTTACTGCTGTTCCTGTTGCAGAAAATATTGCATCAATAGTGTCTAAACCTGTGTTTAATTTTCCACCCCATGTGTCAGTAGAACTGCCAACTTCAGGTTTAGTTAAATTTAAATTAGTTGTATATGTGTCTGCCATTTTTAATTACCTATAAATTTATGCTGCAATAGTTTTTTCGGTCCATACAGTATTTGTATTATTTTTGTCTATCCATTTTATAACACCTTCAGAGCTTAATCCACTATCGCCATTGATTAATGAAACTCCAAAGAATCTTCTTACCCCTGCTGAATTCATGCCACTTGCAGCAACCATTTCCGCAGGAGGTCCAACCAAAAGTGTTACTGATTCAATACCTGCATATTGTCTTGAAACATTAGCAGCGTTTCCATAATTAATATTCTCTTCAGAATAATAAAATAAATTTAAATTATCTGTTGAGCTTGGAGAGTATTGCACAAAAGCTCCGCTAGTTCCTGCTGTACCGCTTCTAGTTACATTTGTTGTATATATAATTCCTGAAGTCATAGCTCCTGAAGGAGTTGTGTTTTGTAATGTTCCGTCACTTTTAAATGCTTTCCAATTCGTGCCTACTCCATTAGCAGTCAATTTAGTATCTCCAGAATATTGATAAACAGGTTTGCCATTAATTGTTAGCACATAATATCCACTTACTAATTGATAAGAAACTGTAGCTGTAACGCTAGAATCTACTGTGACAGCTTGAGTTGGGTAAACATACGCCCAACCTGAACCTGTGTAGGTAGGAGATGTTCCAGAATCCCCTGTGTAATGATATAAAGTTCTTAATTCGTTTGTTGCTGCTCCTCCACCTGTAGTAAAGGCAGAAGCTCCTGACATTTGTAAATATTCATTTCCAGAAGCATCAGTTAAGACAAAAATTTTACAAGCATTTGTGTTGTTTATGCTGTCTCGTATTTTTGCAAAACTAAAAGTGTTGTTTGCATTAGTAGAATCTGAAACATCAAATGTATAATTGTAACCACTAGCTAAATTAAGATTTGGTTGATTAACACCATCTATTACAAAATAACCATTAGTAGTTATAGTTTTAGTTAAGTTAGGGAATAAAGGCGTATCAGTTCCCAAGTTTGAAACTTCGATACAATCTGCTGAAGCTCCCAAGTCTATTTGTATTCCTATTATATTAGGGAAATTACTTGCTACAGATATTCCTGCAATACCTAAATCAATTTGTGTACCAACAGAAGTAAAGTTTGTTACTGCGGGTATTGTTGAAGCTCCTAAATCTATTTGTATTCCTGAAGCTGTTAAACCAGAGGATTGAGTAGTTGCTGAGACACCAATAAAAATTGGACTTGCAAAAGCGTTAAACCCTGAATCTATTTGTATGTATGACTCTGCTTGGTCTATTTGAGTGCCATGAGCTAACCAACCGCTATTTTGTACCATTGGTAAAGGTACACCGATAGCAAGTCTTGTACCTGCATTTGGCATAGTTGATGTAGCAGATATAGAGCTTGTTGCATTAAAAATATGATTGCCAACCGCAGAAATTCCTGCAACAGCATTTATAGTTTCATTTGTTAATGAATATACAAGACTTGGAGAAGGCGATATTCCTGTAGTTCCAGAAATAGTTGCCTCTCCAAAATGATAAGTTGGTGTGCCATAGTCGGCAATACCATAACTATATTGTCCGTAACCAATGCTAGACATTAGTTACCTTCTTATGTAAGCGTAATATCGAGTGCTGAAGCGTTGAATCTAAACACATCTCCTGTAGAAACTGATTTGCTTGTAGTTAAAGTACCATAAGCTAATAAATTTCCAGAGGTTGCAGCGTCAAAAACTCCAACTGCAACAACAGTACCATAGTCTGCTGTAGCTGTAGCGTATTCAATTGCTGCTGTATTAGATGCAGTTCCGCCAGAAACAGTAAATGCTCCTGATTGTCGAGCATAAGCCCCACCAGAAACTTCAGTTCCACCGCCTGTATCACTTGGAGCAGCAGTATAAAGTGCTACATATAAAGTGCTTGGAGCAGTATAAGAAGAACCACCAAAAACGTGATTCAATACTGCTGTTTCTAAAAAGTCAGAAAATCCTGCCATAATAAACTCCTTTAAGTTTTAAAATAATAAGTTTTTTTGTTTGTCTTTCCGTATGTTTTTCTTCTTGGCAGAAGAGAACCTTTACCAAAAGACGCTTGTGCTTGTTGTACTCTTACTTCTTCTATTGCTTTATCAAAAAGCCCTGAAAAAATAGGAATTCTATTATCTTCCATTAAAAAAATAGAAGCGTGTTTACAACACCCATATACGTAAACATCTGGAAAAGTTCTACTTACAAAGTTTTCTGTATTGGTAGAACTTAACGCAGGTACGTCTGCGTAATATGTTAATTGTAACTCATAATCTCCGTCTGGTGTGGGACAAAGTTCAATTGCATCATCTGTTATTGCAAAATATTCTGGTCTTCCAGATACATTTCCTATTGATGCTCTTTTTAAATCTAATGACTCTACTGTTTGTTGCATTAACAATGTATGGTCAGATGTGTTTAATTCTACATTAATACAACTAATCCAATCAGAAGGTAATTGCATATATTGAGAAGTTTTGTCTGCTGTTGCTACAGCTCTTTTAATCATCTGTTGATGTTTCAAAACCTTATTCATATCAGACTCAGCTAATTTAATAAAAGTGTCCATTTGAGAAGTTAAATCACTTCTGTTTAAATAATTTGCAACATTAGTTTTTATTTCGTCATACGTCATACTTTACCTTTCCAACTTCTAAATACATGATTGTCTCTATTGTTTAGCCATTGTTTCCATTTTTCAGAGTCATTAGCCCAACCTTCTAACAAAGCCTTTTCATATATTACCATAGGGACTTCTGCTATGTGTCTAAAATCTTTTCCTGCTTTTTGTTCGCCTAAATATTGGGCGTGTTTAATTACATTTTTAACGTCTTGTTCAGTATGAATAACAGACTTGTTATCTTCAGTAGAAAACTGAGATTTAAAACCTGTTTTGTGATTTATTAATGTTGTCTTAGCCATTTTATTATGAAAGAGGGTAAGAAAAATCTTACCCTCAATTCATTAGGATTATTCCAAAACTTAAGTGCTTAAGTCTGCAACAATTCCGTGAGCTGCTTCATTGCTCATTTCTAAACCATACTCAGCAAGAATAAGTTTAGTATCAGCGTCTCCAACTTTAGCAATATCCATAGTCTGGAAATTTCTTAAGTAAGATACTTTAGCGTACTCAGGGTCAACTAATAACAAAGACCTATCTCTGCTTCTGTTTGAAGGAATTATTTTTAATTCTCCAAAGTCAGAGCTGTAAATAGATACTGATGCTTCTACTGTTTGAGCATCAACATTTTGTCTAGCTGAACTTCTGCCTGTAAACCCAGATATAACACCTTTGTTTACTGGACCTGCAATAGCCATTTTAGGCTCTGCTCCATTAGTAAACATAGATTGTAAAACACCTTTTAATAGTGTTTCTGTCAAACTTCTTTGTGTACCATCTGTTGCAGCAGCAGAGTTACTTCCGTCAGACCCACCTGTTCCTCTACTTTTGTTAGTAGAAATCCAAGCCTCGAATGAACGAGTTTGCCTAGCAGTAGTATTGTTACCTGTTGCTTTAGCTGTGTTTTGGCATAGAGCCACTTCCATATCTCTTTTAAGAGCTTTAGACATTAACGCCATTTGGTGTGCAAGTTCTGATTTTTTACCTGCGGGGTCTGAAGCATCCTGAGAGCCTGATACAGTCGCATCTCTTGATGAAATTTGAGCCACATTGGACTCCCTAGTTGTAGATGTACTAGCTGAACGAGAAAGTTCAAAACCTTCTAATTGACCTGTTCCAGAAGGAGTAGGTAAATTTTCAGTTTGCCAATCGAATACAACATTTGAAATGTTCTTAGAACCAATAGCACTCATAAATGGAGTTGCAGTTGGGTCAATGTTGTAAATTACATTCGACAGGTCTTCTCTATCAGAAGTAGCATCATACGAAGTGAACGAGTTAGTTACTTTTGCCATGATATTTTTCCTTTAGTTAAATTATTTGTTCAAATACTTTAGCTGCATCTGAGATTTTCCCAGACTTAGCCACCTGTTGTCGTGCTTTCTTTAAACGTGTTGTGCTAGGTTTTCTGTTGTTAGAACTTCCTGCTCTAGCAACCTTAGTTCTGCTTTTAGCTTGAGTAGGTTTCTTTTTAACTATTTCGGATTGTTTTCGATATAACATTCCGTCTCTCATTAAAAGAACCAATCTCCAATCAGTAACAGCTCCAACTTCTTCTGGGGTAAAGCCTATTTCCTGAACATACTTTGTCATCTCTGCCCTTTCTTCGGCAGCAACTTTGTCGTCATTCCATTCAGGAATTTTTTCAGCTAATTTGCTTCTGCCTTCTTCAATTTGAGAAACCATTTGTTGATGTAGTTTTTCTTTTTCTTCTGCATCAACTCTGTCTATCTCTCCTTGAACAGCATTAACTTTAGCTAATCGTTCTTCCCAATCGGCTTTTTCCGTAAGATATTGAATTTGGTCTGTCTCCTTTAGAGAATCCCAATCTGGTTCAGGTCCTAAACCTTGCTTCAAAACTTCTTTCAGTCTTGGTAGCAACACCTTCAATTCTTCACGTTCCGCTTCGACACTTTCTTTAGTGGATTGAAATTCATTTCTTTCCTTTGCTAATTCCTGCGTTTTGCGGGTGTAATCACTATTCCTACTGTAGCCTTTAACAAGTTCATCTTCCGTAACTTCTTGTTCAACACCATCAACTTTGACAGTATAAACTTGAGGTTGGTCAAGCTCGTTATCTTCTACTTGGTCGTCAACTGATTCTTCAGCTTCATCATCTTCAACTTCTTCTTCAGTTTCATTATCTTCAGTTTCATCTACTTCAACTTCATCAATAACTTCATCTTCCGCTTCCGCTTCTAATTCTGTTGCTTCAACTTCTTGTTCCTCAATCTTTGCTTCTTGCTCCTCTTCAGGAGTAAGCATAGCTTCAAAAACATTAGCTGCTTTATCTATTTCGGTTTCAAAACCATTCGGCTTTGCGTTGTTGGTCATTTTATCCACCTTATATGTTTGTATTAACTTATTTTACCTTAAATAAAGTAAAAAATGTTAAATGTTCCTAGTTACCCCTCTTAGTTTATCTATTTGGGACTTGGTTATTTTCCCCTTCTCTATAATTATACGGAGATGCCTTTCGACTTCAGGGAGAATTCTTATTGCTTGATGGATTGCTTCTCTTAATTCTTTTTCTTTTTCTAAATCAGAATTAATCCATCTATTCGTATATTCTTCTTTTAACTGCATTATTGCTTTATTAAAAACTTCACTACCTAATAATGCTTCAGCTTCATTAGAAGCTCTTATATCTTTCTCACTCGCCATATTTAAGCTCCAATTAACTTATCAATTTTTGTCTCTAATCTGTTTAAATTAGAAATAACTCTGTCAATATCTTCTGCTAAATCATCTTTTGTTACATAATTTCTAGCCATTTCTTCTCTAGTTTTATTTATTAAAATATCTATTCTTTTATTTTCTGCTGTATTTTGCCTAATAGAATAAAAAATTGGAGCAATAACTAAACTTAAAATTACATTCCAAATTAAATAACTTGTTATTTCCATTATTTAGTAACTCCAAACTGTAGGTCTAACCTTGCCATTTTTAAATCCCGCTATATCTAAATGAATAAATCTTTTGTCTGTACTGCCTTTTTGACTTACGCCTATTCCTGTAAAACCATGTTTAGCAGCACTAGATATTATTTTAAATGCTTGTTTGTGAGAACACAATATATCTACTGCCAAACCCATAGAATGAGTACCTTCTTTTTCTTTTTTTATCTCAATAGGGTGTTCTGGACTTCTATAGCCCGAAGTAATAATAAAAGGAAAATCCATTTCGTCTCTTAAACTTTGTAAAGCTACCATTAATTCTTTTTTAATTCCTTCTTTACCTGTATGACGACAAGCAAGTTCTTCTGGTCTAAAGTTTGTAAATTCCCATTCCATAACCATTTCCTACACTATCTATATATTCGCCAATAACTCTTAATTCTGCGTTCATTTCTATTGCATTTTCTTGAGCTTCTTCAAAAGTGTTAGCAGTTACTACAGGTCCTTCATGGGTTTGTTCTTCCCCTGTAGAAGTTATTATAGTAATTTCAGTAAGCCACATCATTTACCATGAACTCCATGTCTTTTTTCGTATGACCTTAAACCTGACATTCCTAACAATGCCATAAGAATTGTACTTAATTGTGCAAATTCAAAATCTGGCAGTTCAACGACATATCCTGTCGCACTTAAAATTGTTAATAATAATGGTTGAACAATAAAATGATAAGCCATTGCAATAGTACATACCCAACCGACAGCAGGTCGCCAATTTTTTTGGAAACCTGAATTAGATTTTGCGTCAATTTTTAATAATTCAATTTGTGCAATATTTCTTTCGTGAAATAAAGTTTGCAATTCGTGATTTAATTTTGTTTGTAAATCTTTATCTTTAACAAACTTACCTATTATGTTTGAAACAGGCTCAATTAATTTATCAATCATTTTTTAGTTTTCTTTTTCTTTTTTTTCTTTTTTTTATTGTGATACGCCATAATTTTTATGCTTTTTTAGTATTCTTTTTCTTTCCCTTTTTTGGAAATCCTGCTTTCATATTTGCATACGCTTTAGGACTAATAGTAGAATTTTTTTTGGTTCTACTTATTCCTTTCTTTTTCCTTCTATTTATATTTGCATATAATCCACGTTTTGGCATAGTTACCTCCTTACCATTTTACTTTATTGGACCAATAAGCAGCAGACATTTTGCCTCGCTTAATGTTCTTTCCATGTCTTGCTTTAAAAGACTTGGCTCTTTTTGTCATAGTTTTATCGCCAGTTTTTCCTTGCTGACCAAACCTAATAGTTTTTATTTTACTACCATCTTTAGCCACAACTACATGAGATTTAGTTTTATGATTAGGTGTGCGTTTAGGCTTGTTGTAACCCGATAGACCTAATCTCTTTAATCTATTATCTCTACTTGGCATTAAAATATTCCATGTATCATGTTAAAAAAATGTACAGAACTAATCAAAATAAATGCTGTACCTAAATAAAAATACAAAATCCATTCACCCATTAATGAATAGTGTCCTCACTAATTAAATAAAATTTTGTTGCTCTATTAACTTTATCAATAAAAATTAATTTCATAATTCTTTCAGCTTCTTCTCTATCTGTTGCTCTAATATCTGTACCGATTAAAACATGGTCTTCTGTTACAGCTTCGATATGAAAAACTTTAGGTATTTTCATCTCCTTGCATTTGTCCATTAATCAATCCTTGAGGCAATGGCATATCCATTGGCATTTCTGGTCCTGACATTGGAGGTTGAGGCATAGGTTGAGGAGGCATTTGTTCTTCTACCATATCTTCTTGCCTATCAGAGAATAAACCTGTTGCTTGTATTTTTTGTGCATTTCTAAATTCATCATTATCTCTTTCCATAATTTTAGAAATTTCGTCCATACTAACGCTGTTGTTCCCATATTTTGCATACAGCTCTGCCATCTTAAGACGAGTTTCAACTTCAAATTTATCTCTTTCAATATCGTCATTCATAATAATTTTCATTCTGTCAGTTTCAGCGTCAACTTTGAGTTTTTCTGCTTGGACTTCAGCTTTCATTGTTTCTGCGATAGCTAATTGTTCTTCAGCAGATGGTTTGCTGTCTTCAGGTTCGACCTGTTGCTCTGGAACATCTGGATTAAAAAATTGAGATGGGTCTGAAAAACCTGCTAACTCAATTATTTTAGTTAAGGTATTAACGTATTGTTGACCTGTAACCAATGGATTAACAGGTCCTAATGTTTGCAATATCATTTCTTGTTTGGTTGCAACTTGATTTAAAACATTTAATTTTTCATCATCACTAGATTTGCTAATACCAACATTGCAAATAAGGTCTTTGTCTAAATCCCAATAACGAGGGTCAACAGCAACAAATTCATTATTTAATCTAACTATATCTGCTTCTTCAGAATTTTTAATTACCAAGTTATTTAATAACCCAAATAATTCCTTCATGCCTTCTGCAAAATGACGACAAATTAATTCTATTCTACCTTGAGCTGCTGACATTGTAGAACTAACAGCAGCTTTTGTACTTGACTGCAAGGCATCTGCGTTTAACCCTGCTGCTGCTTTAGAAACTCCTGTGCGGTTTTCTTTTTGTTCATCTAAATATTGTAAAAAAGGAAACGCCTCTTTACCTGCAAATGGAACAGAAAAAGGTTGAACTGCCCCTGCTTGTCTCATTCTTATTGGTTGTCCAATATCATTATTTAAAACATCATCTATGTTTACTTGCCCTTCAACTACACCCATTCTAGGAAAAATCGAATGACCTAATGAATCTAAACTGTCTCGAACAATTTGAGATTTAACGTCCTGAATTGGTTTTAAATAATCGGCAGGGCAAGAACCAATAGCTGTGTGTGGTTCGGGGTCTGGACAAAACATAACTACAGGTATTTCATCTATAGCTTCACAATTTATTATTTCCAACCCATTACCAACTGTGCAAACTTTTAATAATTCATCTATTCCGTCATCATCTTTGTCATAGTGAATATAATGTTCAATATATAAAATTTCTTTTCCGTCCTGTCTGTCTGGGTCGCTTAAATCTGCGTAAGGGTTTCTTGATTGTTCTTCATCAAAAGCGTCAGTTAATTCATTTGTACCTGCAAACTCTTCAATTTCTTCTCGGTCATAGCCCATAGAAACTAAATCAGAAACAGTACATATTTTTCTATGAGCAACGTAAGGAGACTCATTAAAACTTCTAGCGTTTCTTGACATTAAAATTTCTTCAGGCGGGACAGACTCAATAACTAATTGATTGTTTGCTTTAACCCTTCTAATTTTTAAGTCATAACCGATAGTCTGTTCGTTAGCTACTTCTTGTTGCGTAGCTTCATCAAAAATCATTACTTGTTCAGTTATTTCTTTTGCACTAACAACCTCAACATCTTCGTCCATAATAAGAACTTCATATTCTTGTGGAGTTAAATCAGTATATTCGTGAGTGGTTGATTTTAAACTTTGGTCATAAAAGGCTTTTACAAAACCAGACTTTCTAATTAAAGCGTCTTTAAAAACGTCATACATTACTTTAAAACCAGAATTTTTCTGCGTAACAATATAATTAATATAATCTGTTTGTTGTTTTGCTACGGGTATGTCTTCAATGTTTGTTGGAACAAACTCAACAACTTTATTTGTGCCAAAAAAAGTTCTCATAACTGAAGGCAGCATAAATAAAACAGAATCTCTAACGTCTGTAGAAACATATTCTGAAGAAATGTCAGAACCACCTGAAGGACTATCGCCTAAATAATATTGCGTAGATTCAGCTCGTTCCTCTCCTATTTGGTCAATATAGTCTCTAGCATCATCTAATTCTGATTTTAAAACGCTTTGTAATTCTTCTTCGTTATAGTCAACCTTATCGGTTGTTTCATTGTCATATTTCATAGATTATCCTACTCGGAAAATTTTGGTCTTAATTGGTCTTTTGAAATTATACCCCATAAAGGACGTACTGCCACCTATGGCAGCAGATGTTGATGCAAAAGTAAGAGCAAGTGCATCAGCTTTGTCAGGAGATTTTATTCCACGCTTTTTCATTTCTTCTTTGCTTTCTAATTTTATTTTGCCAGAAGAAGTGTATTTATAAATAGGAGATATTAATTCAGAAATTAATTCGTCATCATCTGGAAAACAACAATCTCTAGCAGAAAGCCATTCTTTAATTTTAAACCAAAGTTCGGCTCTTAAATTTAAATAATTTTTTTTACTAGATGGAGACTCTCCAACATTAATTCCTCTAACTGGCATATCTAGTTCCTGTAATCTATCTACTACGCCACTTCCAACACCAATAACATCAACTAATATTTCACTTGGTTTTGTCAAAGCTACTTGGTCATCATATTCGTTTTTAATAGCTCCACATAAAGCCATTAAATCCATAGAATTATAAGTTTTAATTTCAAGAACAGTATTACCCTGTCTTTTACATAACGCTGATTTATCGTTCCCGAAACGAGCTACGTCTAACCCCCAAACTATAGGTTCGTTTGCAGTTAACTGAACATCTCTGTTTACAGCAGCTTTACATAAGTCTATCGGAATAACAGTATCATCATCATAATTAGGAAATTGACCTAACACCTCTACTTTAGCTACAGTAGATTCTTCCCCGTACTGCTCTAACATACTATGAAATAATTTTTGGTCCGTCCCTTCGACAGTTCGAGAGTCTATTTGTTCGTTTTGCCAAAAACTACGCTTACTATGAAAACTATCAAAGAAAGGTCCTGTATTTCTTCTAGGGTTAGAGAAGGTAAACCAATACCTGTCTTTTGTTGGCTCTGTAAAAAACCCTTCGCTTACTGAATAAATAGGGTTTGGAATACCTGAAGCCTCGTCCATTATTAAACAAACACCATAAGAACTGTGTATTCCTGCAAATGCGTCTGGATTTTCTTCACTCCATAACTGAGCTTGGGCGTAGTAATAACCTGTATCTATTTTTAGGTCATTTGTAAGCCTTTCATCAAACCATTTAGCAGGTCTTATAGTAGTTGCTGTTTTTTCCCACCAATGACCATTAATAGATAAAGTTAGCCACTTACCTAATTCCGCCCATGTTCTACTTCTAAGCTGTTGTTCTGTGTTTGCTGTTACAATTACAGTAGAACCCAGTCTGGTTGATAAAATCCATAGTATTATCCATGAAACTAATGCTGATTTGCCTATACCCCTACCACTTGCTACTGCAAGTCTAAACATTTCAGGAATATCTACTGTTTCATTTCTAGCTATATGTTTTGCAATATCTTTTAAAATTTTTTCTTGCCACTTTCTAGGACCTGTAAAACCTTCAAGGGGGGTATCTTTCATGCCCCAACTAAAGCAAAACTTAACAAAATTATACGGATTATCCTTAATATCTAAGGACCATAGTTCCGTCATTAATGCTTTTTCTTCCTCTGGTTTATATTTCATAAGCTATAGGGTGGCAGAGATGTAAGACGAGGAGAAAAGATGTGAACACCTCTGCCGATTTGAATTCGGCTAATTGTAAGGAACGCCAATTCAAACAATATTTTTGTAAAAAAATAAAAAAATTTATTTCTACTGTTATTATTATAACACGTACACGCTACAATTTTAGGGGGGGTTATCGCATTTATTACAGGCACGAAAAACGCAGACGCAACGCCTAAAATACAGGGGAATATTCTATAAAGGGAGTTAGTCATTCTCTTCTATCTCCTTATCTTCTAGGTTTTTAAAATCTCCCTCTATTGTTTGGGGCGTATTTGGGACGCTTTCCAGTCTCTCCCTTGCGTCCTTGAGAATATTATTTAAATTTAAATCAACTTTTATCTGTGCGTCTTCGTCTTTCCATTGTCCGTTCTCTCCTCTCGATTTTAACCAAAATATTTGAGCATTAACGCTAGGATTATCGGGTTTGGTTGCACTTTCATATAGGGCATTTGCTACAGTCATCATTGCTTTTGATTTCCCTCTTTCCATAGCCTTAACAAAATTAACACTTCTTTTTTTGTTTCTATGTAATGTGAGCCATGAGATAGGAGGGTTTAATGCTTGTGCTACTTGCTTTTCACTTAATCCTAAACCGAATAATCTTTCCACTTCTTTAAAATCTAGCTCAATTTTTTTTCGTCCTGCTTTTGCTTTTTTGATAGGTTTATTATCTTTTTTTGTGTTCATTTTTGCTTTTATTGTGTCTTTTTTATCACTTTTTGAATATTTTTTTATATAGCTAATATCCTTTATTTTAAAGGTTTTTCTTTGATTTTGTTAATTTATTTTAACTTTTTTTTGATTTAGTTGTTTACATCTAGGATAGATTTCTATAATATCTGTCCTAGACATTTAAAAAACCAGTAAGGAGGTATAAAAAAATGACTAACAACAAAGACGAGAAAATAAAAATATATGTGGCTTCTTTAGAAGCATATAACTCAGGTCGAATGGTTGGGGACTGGATAACCCCTTGCGATTATTCAGATTATGAAAGTTTTCAAAATGCTATTAAAAAAGCTACTAAGAACGCAGACGAGGTAGCTGTTCACGATTACGAAGGAATTAATCTTCATACTGAGTATCCAGACTTTGAAAAACTTTATGAATTTGCAAAAGGTTTAGAGGATAGCTATTTAGATAACGAGGTTATTTTCGCTTTTGCAGAACATACAGGAGAAGACCCAGAATTTGATTTAATAGCTAAAGCAGAAGATTATTATGTAGGAACTTTTGAAAACTTTAGAGAATATGCAGACGATTTTGCTGATGAAATGCTTGGACAACAAAAGGATAGTTTTTTAACCAATTATTTTGATTACGAAAGTTATGCTCGAGATTTAGAGTACGATTTTATTGTATGTCATGTATCAGGTTATAACGTGGCAATATTTAACAATTGTTAAAGGAGGTAAGGAAAACACTACTACTGAAGACGCTAATGCAGAAACACCCTTTTTTCCTCACATTGTTAAAGTTAGAAAAGAGGGTGTCTAGTAGAGGGAATAATCCCAACACACAAAAGCCAAAAGGCAGGAGGCAGAAATGCAAAATATTAAAGATGTTCAAATAGAACAAGCCAGACACCCTTTAAGGAATAATGTTCCGTCTTGGTTGTTAGGACTTTTTGAAAATTATGATGGCGTTCATTTAACGAACCATGAAGACGAAACAGAAAAAGCAGACTTATTAATTTGTGCTGAAGCTGTTATAGACATAATAAATAATGACTTTACAGGGTACAACGTAGAAGTTTCAGCGAATGATTTAGTTGATTGCTATATACATGACAGTATTTGTAGCCCTTTAAATGCAGGTTAAACCAGTCTATCTGAAGAAGTTTAATACAGAAACGCTTTATTTTAGGAGGAGATAAAGCGTCATAGACAAAAAGCCGAAAGGCAGGAGACAAACAATGAAAATAACAAACTATAAAAATTACAAAATAAGAGAAAGTAAAGGCACAAAACGTATTGCTAAATCAATATTAATTGAAGAGCCAAACGGAGATATTTTACTCTTGATTGCTAATAAACCTAAAACTGTAAAAGAAGCTAAACAATATATAGACAAAATTGGAGAATAAATAATGAATAAGAAAAAAAGATTTATAGCGACTAGAGAATATTCTCGTGAAGAGTATTGTTTTATTGATGCTTACACTTTAGAGGAAGCTGAAAAAATAGCTGAAAATGAAGAGTTAAATTGGGAGTTAGAAGGTGAAACAGATGAAGTTGAGGTTAAGGAATGAATAAGAAACAAAAAAGATTGAGACTTAAAAGACTTAACGCACAAAATAAACTGTATAAAAAAACTGGTTACTGGAGTTATAAGCAGTTGGGATATGCTTCTCTTCACGAGTCACAAGCGAGGGACGAATTATGACTGATAATTACAACAAAGAATGGATTGAGCAGAGACTTTATACAATCAAACGTGAGCAGGAATTAGAAGGAGATAGTATGTACCCTAAGACTTATGAAAAACTTACGTTAGAAGCCATAGAATTAAGGCAGAAGCTAAAATCTTTTGAAGAAGCCGAACCAAAATTAAGTGAGGAGGAAGAAAAGCAGAAAGATTTAGATTGGGACAGATTTTTTAGACACATGGAGGGCAAATTTAAAAATGAAAAATAAAGATTACAAGGACATATTTTTTCTAGCAATGGAGTTAGATGAATACCAAAGAAAGATGTTAATTATGGTTTTAGTTTCTTCCATGTTAACTGATTTAAGCAATCAAGAAGCTATAACTTTTATAAGAATACTACAGGAGGTAACCAACGAAGAAGTATGAAAAAATTTACAATTACAGGAGAGTTTGAATTCAAAGATATTGAAGCTGAAACAGAAGAAGAAGCTATTGAGCTTGTTGAAGATGCTTTAAGGGACTTAAATAATATATGTTACGAAGTTAAGGAGGAAGCATGAAACAAGCAGATAAAAACTTTTTAGATGATGTGTACGATACT